TTACACATAGGACGTGGAACCCATACATCACTGTTGGTCCATATATCGGTTGGTTTCATTCTTTCATCACCATATTGACAATATGTTACGCTCTTTCTTGGTAAATCTTTCACAACATCTAACTTACGAAGAACTCCACGTGGGTTTTCCATAAACCAATACTTTGGTTGGAAGTATTCAATTATTTCAATTGTTTTCTTAACCAATTCAATACCTAACTTCGCAGTTTCCGTTTTAGGTATGTATGCACCTTTACCTCCACTCCAATGATGACCTATTGCTGCAACACTAAAACCAGTGCATGGTGGCGACGCCCATATCACATCTGGTTTGAACGGTACTTTTTTTACATCGAAATCTAATATACTGATAGGGTAGTGAATTCCTTCGAATGATATTAAATCTGATGAAAATACTTCGTAACCAAGTTTTTCAGCTTGTTTCCCTACTGAACGACTTCCAGCAAATAATTCTAGTAAATTCATATAGTATTAATATATGAAAAAATACTGACAATAAAAAAATTATAAAGCAAAACTTTCACCACAACCGCATGTTCGTGATGCGTTAGGATTTTCCCATTGAAACCCTTTACCATTCAGACCATCTGAATAAGTAAGAGTGGTTCCATAAAGATATAATAATGACTTTCTATCAACCAAAACTTTTAATCCCCCATCAACTTCAAACACGTCATCTAACTCTTCTTTCGTATCATCAAAATCCATGACATAAGATAAACCACTACAACCACCACCTTTAACACCAACTCTTAGATAGTGTGTATCTGGTGTCATTCCTTCACTGACCATTATTTCTAATATATGATTTAGTGCCTTTTCTGAAACGTCTATCATTTTTTAATACTATCTAATAACATTTTATTCGCTTCTTTATCTATGTTCATCATAGTCGTATCCACAATTTGTTTGTGACCTAACTCTTGTCTCAATCTATTAATTTCTTTTCTTTGGAAATAACATAAAACTAAAACAGATATTGCTAAACCCATTCCTATTTGACTTTGATATTTTTTTATAAATTGTACCATATTAATTAATATTTTTCTTCAAAAATGATTTCTTCCAATCCTTGTTTTTTTCTATAATCGTTTATTGCTGATTTAATTGCATCTTCAGCTAAAACACTACAATGTATTTTAACTGGTGGTAAATTTAATTCTTCCACTATATCCATGTTATCTATTTGAACCGCTTGGTCTAAGGTTTTTCCTTTTAACCATTCGGTTGCTAATGAAGATGACGCAATTGCGGAACCACAACCAAAGGTTTTAAACTTAGCGTCCGTAATTATACCATCATTTACTTCAATTTGTAATCTCATTACATCACCACACTCTGGAGCACCAACTAATCCTGTTCCCACGTTGGTTTTAGATTTGTCCAAAGTTCCTACATTTTTAGGATTTGAATAGTGGTCTAAAACTTTGTCACTATACGCCATAATTTATCTTTTAATCATAAATATATTATACGATTAATTCGTCGATATTAATGTTGTGTTCATCTAATATTTCATGAATTTTATCGTATACCATTTCTAAAGCATCATACTTGTCCATTTCCTTACCCTCCATTGACCATTCCAAAGATTTCTTGGTGTTATGGATGATGTCCCATATAGCTAATGCTAAGTCAAGAGATTTGACTGCTCGTAAATGGGCGTACCTATCATCAACATCATTTAAATCAAATTCTATTTTTGCTTTCGCCATAAATCACTCAATTTTCTTGTAGGTCTTTTTGTTATCATTCTTCCGTCATCCGTCTCCTCCATTAGAGGTGCTCTCCAAATTTCATAAGCCATCCAAAGTGTAGTTAAAACTGCAACAATAATAATGTACTTCATAAAATTGATTTATTGTGTAAAATATTTTGATTTCCAAAATTGCCACCATTTTCTTTTAATAACTGGTCTACATTCTGAAAAAGGATTCTCACCAAAGGAAACTTTATTCATGTATTTTGCTGCAAGAACATTAAAAAATATTTCATGATATTTTTTTGGTATCTCAGCAAAATCGGCTTGAACATCAACATTTAAAAATATTGGGCCGTCTTCACTATATACCACAAACTGTTCTTGTAATTTAACAATTTGTGTTGATTTTATATTCAAAAAATCACCATTACCCAAATGAAACTGACCATCACTTTGAACCATATTATTCCGTTTTTGTATATAAAATATCTTCAAATTTTTGTGCACATAAACTGTCTTCTTCTTTCAACATCTCTAATGCAATTTCATATCTACCCAAATTAGTTTGTAGTATGAAAAGTGAATCTTGTAATTCCGCCTTTTGGATATCACCGCCTGTCAATGAATCCTTATTTACTTTACATTTTGTCAATTCATCATTTTGTTTCATGTATTGAAAAGACAATATGACCAAAAATAAAAGTGAAAATGTTAAACCAGCTCTAAGTTGTGTTTCTGTTTTCATAATATTTGTATTTCTTTTAATAATTCAGAGACATCTTCTTCGGTTAAATATCCCAACACGTCTCCTCCAGAAACAGGATTATCATAATGAATTTCATTATTTAATAACACCGCCAATTCATATAATCCTTCTCTTCCCCCGTAGGAATAATCATGTTTAACTATTGATGCACCCCATCCATTTTCGAAAAAAATTCTTGAACTAACTCCATTATGAAATGGTTCTGTTGGTGTGAATGTTAAATCTTTGAAAGTTTTCATTTTAATTTTTTTTATAAACGAATTTAATAAATAATAATTCACGAATTAAAATTCTTCAATGATACCTAACACTTCTGCCAATCCGAAAAAAATTGCGGCACTACCTAATGAATAATCCCATAACGCCCAACAACCAATTATTCGGATTATACTTTTTAACATAGATGTATAAAAATGTTTTTTTGATTTACTTTCTTTAGGTTGCATTATACTAATTTATTTAAAAGAATTTCTTTAACAGCAATCCAATATACCAATTCGTCAGAATATCTTTCGGGGTTATATATTGTTTTTTTTGTGTTTGGTTTTAACATTTGAATTTGTCTATCACAATGTTCGACTGCGGCAGTTGTGGCAAGTCTAACTATTCTACCTTCTATCATCAAACTTATACCAGGTTTATAAAGACTAACAGCTTTTTCATAGTGATAGTCATAGAGTAAATCAACCATTTTGAATATATCAGGTCTTTTTGTTGCCATTTTTTTATTTAATTTATAATAATATAATAAAAATTATTTGGATTTCAAAACTTTTGATTTCTGTCTATATTTTTCAATAAAATTGATTCTTTGTCCAATCCAATACATAACATTGACTGTCATTGAATTACCTAATCCACCTTTAACACTCGAATAGGAAGGTTTTTTTCCATTAATTTCAAAATCTAAATAACCATCAGGAAAACCTTGTAATCTTTCGAGTTCTTTTTCTGTGAATCTTCTGATTCCGTGAGTATCCACCCAATAGTTTGAGGTGGATGTTTTTCCAAAACCGTCTACTAAAGTAGTTGCATATGATTTGGTTACTGTACCTGCGAGTTTAATTTGTCCGAGAATATTTTTGGAGTACTCATCCCTCTTGATTTTATTCTTTTCTTTAACGCTTTCAAAACATCCTTCTTCAAATAGTACGGCGAACGGGAATCTCCAATTTTTTCCACGATATCCAACAATATAGATTCTTTTGCGTCGTTGGGGAACTCCGAAGTATTGGCTGTCGAAAACCCTATAAGCGATGGAGTATTCTTCTCCTTGGACAACACCTTGTTTGTCGAGATTTTCTGGTTTAAAGTTAACACCTGTGAAAGTTGAGATGATTTCACATAGGGCTTTTTTGTGTTTGTTTTTAAAAACGCCTTCGACATTTTCCCAAATGAACCATGTGGGTCGTTTCTCTTTAAGAATTCTTCCATACTCAAGTGAGATTCTACCACGGATATCATCCATTCCTTTGTTGAGCCCTGCATCGGAAAAAGATTGACAAGGCGTTCCTCCGACCAATAAGTCGAATTTTGTTTTTTTGTACGTTTCATTTTGGTTAAGTTTAGTTATGTCAGTAAATAAAGGAGTTTTTGGATAATGATGTGTCAACACTTGTTGTGGGAATGTTGCAAAATCACACACACCAACACATTTCCATTTAAGTGGTTTCCAAGCAACCGAAGCAGCTTCAATACCACTACATACAGATAGGTAAGTCATTTGTTTATTGTTTAGTTACTACGAAATTATAAAAATAATTCGAATTAACAAAAAAAATTATACATTGATTATCAATGAGTTATGAAATCGTATTTTTCTTTCCTCCATTCTAAGTTGGAGTATTTTTTAAACTTGTTAGTAAGATAACATATTGCCTCTTCAAATAATTTCGGAACCACTGTATTTGCCTTTCCATAAGATTGTACTAACTGTCCCTTCCTATATTGTAAATTGATTTTCTTTCTTTTGTGTTGTAATGAAACAAAAATATAAATCGCACCATGAGGAAATTGTTTGGACATACAATTTTTCATTGTATATCCCTCGATTCTGAAATCTTCTTCTGATAATATTAATTTAGGTTTAAAATTCATATCACCCAATTTAAATTCTTCTTCCAAATCATTAATTACATTGTTAGGTAAAAGATATTTTACTTTATATCCTCTTGTAAAATGTATTTTGAACCCCGACCAAATTTCCATTAGATTTTCAAATTCATGATCATTCTTAGCCCTGAATTTTAGATTTAAACCTTTTTGTTCTAACACCTCTCTTATTGTAAAAAGTTTGTTCAACATGTAAATTAACGAATCACTTTTTAATGTGTCCTTTTCCCATTTGTTAATAACACTCACTAAAGAATTTTTTTCTGATTCATTTTTTAATTCATGAGTTTTTTTATTCGGTGTTGCATCATAACAATGGTGTTCCCATTTTATTTGTCTCAAATAATCTATGTAGTTTGAACCAAAAAGTTTACATAGATAATTTAAAGATGAAATCATAACCGGTTTGTCCGTATGTTTATTTAATTCACCAATAAGATATTTTGATTTGATATTATAAGAATCAAGTACCGCAGGTAAAAACTTATATTCGTTTTTTTCTAACCATTTTTTCTTTGGATATTCGTGTTGAATATCAAAATAGATTCCGTCGTGTCCTTTAATACCTTTCAATTCTAAATGTAAATCTACCAACATATCATATAGATGATTTATGTGGTATTCACCTTTTTGTAGTTTATGACTTATGAAATCGTTTTTGAAATAATCTTTTATTTGATTATAAAAAATAACTAATAATTCATCTTTTGCTCTTTTGAATTTAACACCCCAATAATTATATCTTTTTTCACCTCTTTCAAAACCGTTTTCAGACAAGTCAAATAACATTTTAAAATCATTTTTCTTATGTTTAAATGTATTTCTAAATAACTTATCTTCTATCAAATCATTGTTAATAATTTTATAACTAATGTCAATATCACCATTTGTTAAATTTACAATAAATGAATGTTGGAATGTAATTTTTTGTTTTGTACCAAACCTATTATAATCAAAATTAAAATAACTTGAATATTCAATCATTTCACTATTACGTGAAAGAATAAAATTACAAACATTTAATGTCTTATGTTTTCTATCCGTTTTTTCTTGTGTATATTCAAACAATAAATCCATATATAAAAGATATATGGATTTAAGGAAATTGTGTAGTTAAAATGGTAACGGTGGTGCGTCGTCAAAATCTAAAATATCTATCAATCTTCTTGGTTCCCTATCTTCTTTTTTTATTTCCACCCCATTTATTTTTACCGGAACCCTTTCTTTTTTTAACCAACCTAAAGTTCCGTAACGAGCATTTAATCTAATAATATCATTAACATGTTCAATGGCCCCTTCAAAATATTCTGGCGGTGTTTTATTTGAAAAATGTCTAGCTTGAATTAGGTGACCATCGGATAATCTAAATTCACAAGTAACTCTGTCTTGTTTATCTTCAGTTCTTAAAGATACAATCATAGAAGTGTCAGTTTCAGCGTAAGTGGCAACACAATGATGCATAAAACTTCCCTCTTCAACATATTCTTCTTCTCTTGTTAAAACGTGTGGTATGATTAATGTATAATCATCCATATCAGTTCCTTTCAGACCTCCACCAATTTCTATACTTTTAAATGATTTTATTGGTTGTTGTATCTCATTTATTGTTTTTTCAGGATACACATATTGAATTACATAACCCTTTTTAATTGCTTTAATTATTTTGGTCAATTCATTATGTTCTTCGTTAAATTTTTCCCAATTTGTTGCCCTCATAATTAAATCAGGTTGAAACTCTCTTATTTTTTTTATCATTCTAAAGTGATCCCAAATTAACCCCAACGAGGAATCGTTGAAGGAATTTCTATGACCAATAAATGAATTTCTATTATCACCAATATTATGGGAATTTAATAATTTAACAAGATTTTCTTTTTCAACTTGTTTTATTGTGAAATCGTGATTTTTAAAACTGGATATGAATGTTTTAGACATTTTTTCAAGACCAAAAGGGGATGATACTTGTGTTTTATATTTAGAATTGTGTAATATTTCTTTGTTTATTGAACCGATGTATTTAGGAAAATCCTCACCAAACAAATAACACAATCTACATAAAACATCAAATTCTATGTTTGGATTGTCATGTACAATTTTATTTGTAATTTTTGATTTAATTTGAAACATGTCTAAAATTGATGAAATTAGTTTTCTGTCATTTTTTTTCAGATATTTTTCCGTAGGATACATGTTAGATAGAAGATGTGTATAATCATTTGGAATTTTAATTTTTTTTGTTTTAACAAACCATTCCATAAATTGACTATAAAAATATTCTTTGAAGTGTGAACCATTACCGAATAATAAAGAATTAAATCCCAATATTTCTTTTATTGCAAAGTTGAATTCATAATCATTCATATACTTCGATAATTCGTTATCTACTTTTTGATGATTTGAAGAATGATTTCTCAAAAATCTAAAAGGTCCGTCTGGTCCATTTAAAAATCCATTTTTAAGAAAATTAAACGAATTAGTTCTAAATACTCTTTTTTTTGAACCCTTCCTTCCTATCGAATAACTTAATAGGGTAAAATTTCCTGTTTTCGTATTGATTGTTAACGATTCGACAAATGTATTTTTTTTAAAGTATTTGTTGTTAAAGTATCTGTGTTTAGTGTGTCTGTAAGCTTTAATGGTAATTTT